CTTTGATCTCGGGGCCAAGCGCCAGGACAAGTCAGACGCCAAATATTGCTTTGTCGTCACCTCCATGACCCGCCAGGCCTACAAAGACACCTGGGGTGATGACCCAACCGACTGGCCCAAGATCATCCACCAGTATGAGTTTGACTGGTGTACGCCTGACGTCGTGTACGTTGCCGAATATTACAAGGTCGAGGAAAAGACCGAGACTATCCGCATTTTCCAAGCCATTGACGGCACCGAAGAGCGTTACACCCAGGTCGACTTTGCCAACGACGAAACCCTCGAAGAAACCCTTGCGGCCATCGGCACAATTGAGGTGCGTCAAAAGCGTGTTAAACGAAAGCGCGTTCGCAAATACGTTCTGTCTGGCGGCAAGGTACTAGAGGACGCAGGCTACATTGCAGGCAAGTGCATCCCTATCGTGGTTGTTTACGGTAAGCGTTGGTTTGTTGATAACGTCGAGCGCTGCATGGGCCACGTCCGCCTAGCCAAAGACGCCCAGCGCCTCAAGAACATGCAACTCTCCAAGCTGGGCGAGATCAGTGCCCTGTCCTCGGTTGAAAAGCCCATCCTGGCCCCAGAACAAGTTGCAGGTCACCAGGTCATGTGGGCAGAGGACAACCTCAAAGACTACCCGTATCTGCTGATTAATCCGATCACCGACCAGAACGGCAACCAGTCAATCAGCGGCCCGGTCGCCTACACCCGTGCCCCCAATATCCCGCCAGCCATGGCAGCGCTCTTGCAGATCACTGAAACCGATATGCAAGACATCCTTGGCAACCCCCAAGGTGCAGACAAGATGGTCAGCGGCATGTCAGGCAAGGCTGTGGAGATGATTCAGACCCGCGTCGACATGCAATCCTTCATCTACATGAGCAACTTTGCCAAGGGAATGAAGCGCTGCGGTGAAATCTGGCTATCAATGGCCAAGGAGCTATACATTGAAGACAAGCGCAAGATGAAAACCATTGCTCCTACCGGAGAAGCCGGCATGGTTGAACTCATGCGCCCAACCATTGACCAGGAAACCGGCGAAGTAATGATGGAAAACGACCTCAGCTCTGCCACCTTCGATGTGGTGGCTGACGTTGGCCCATCAAGTACAAGTAAACGTGAAGCGACAGTACGCTCCCTAACGGGAATGCTGCAACTTACCCAAGACCCAGAGACTGCCCAGGTTATTACCGCCATGGCCATGATGAACATGGAAGGCGAAGGCCTAAGCGACGCAAACGCCTACTTCCGCAAGAAACTATTGCGCATGGGCGTGGTTAAGCCAACCGACGACGAGGCTCAGGAACTCATGGCCGAGATGCAAGGCCAGCCGCAAGACCCCAACGCGATGTACTTGCAGGCCGCAGCCGAGGAAGCCACAGCCAAAGCAGCCCAGGCACGCGCCAGCACCGTTAAGACCATTGCCGACGCTGAACTTAGCCGAGCCAAAACGGTTGAGACTTTGAGCAACGTGGACATAGATTCGCAAGACCACGCGCTGAAAATGATGGCCGACCTTGTACCACCTGGGCAGATGGAGCAAACACCAGGCACCACAGTAATGATCGAGCCAGGAGCCTAAGCAATGGCAGAGCCAAGCATCAAAGACCTCGCTTACCGCACAGCGGCAGGCGTGTTTGGTGGCCCTGTCGACCTGGCTACTATGGTCATGCGGCCATTCGGCTACAAAACGCCAGATGAACAGGTTTTTGGCAGTAGCGAATACCTTGGCAAGAAGCTGGAAGACGTTGGTCTAGTCAGCTCAGCCCGTGCACCTATCACCGAGTTTCTTACCTCGATAGCCGTTCCAACACCAGGAGGAATTGCCAAAGGTGCAGCACTGGCCGCGCCAATGATTGGCGGTATGTTTGTTGGCAAAGGTGCCAGAACATGGGATGCCATTCAAGCAAGCAAAGCCAAGATGCTTGCCGATATAGGCACCGATGCCCGCACAATTTGGAAAGAAACCGGAACTTGGAAGGGGCCAGACGGGAAGTGGCGGCAGGAGATCAGCGACCAAACCGCAAAACTTACCCTAGGACGTGGAAAACCAGATGAATATGGGGCAATAGAAGCAAAAACATTTGAAGGCGCCTTGAAACATCAGCAACTTAAAAGAGCATATCCAGAGCTAGAAAATGTAACTTTCCAGCACTGGCCAAACGAATCGTATCAAGGCGCTAATTTTGACCCATCAATAATGGTAGTAACTATGGGGCAAAAGGCAATGGAACCACAAAGAGGTGTGGCGCTACATGAATTGCAGCATGTTATTCAGAGGAATGAAGGATTCGCACAAGGTGGCAGCCCATCAAATGTTTTGGATGAGTGGTATTCAAACATTAACAATCAATTACGTGATTTATCCAGAAACATGGATGCTTTGCCAGAATTCGAGAGAAGATTTGACAAGGCAAAACAAAAGCAATATGACGTGTTTAGAAATCAATACGATGATTTGATGAGCCAAAAACTCTATAGCCCTCCAAATGCAGAAGATGCTTATCGCCGTCTGGCTGGTGAGGCTGAGGCTCGCGCAGTGCAGCAGCGAATGAATATGACGCCAGAGCAGCGCCGAGCCATGTTCCCAGAAGAATCCTACGACGTCCCAATCAATGAACTTATCATTCGTGGCGTAAGTGATTGAAAAAAACACAAAAACCGGCGAAAATGTAATCAACGGCATCCACCCAGCCGTTTCAGTGGGTGAGTTTTGACAGGGTTAATGATGAACCAAAAGGTAGAAGCAAGCGATAACAACGACGAAGACGTGATGGTCGAGGACGAAATCCAAGCCGATGATGCGCCTAGCGCAGAATCAGCCGATGAATCAGACGAAAGCGACAGCGACGAAGTTCTCGTAAGCATTGGAGAGGACGCACCACCTCCCGACGAGCCAGCACATGCGCCTGAATGGGTGCGCGAGCTGCGTAAAACAAACCGAGAACTTCAGCGCCAGAACCGCGAACTTCAAGGCAAGCTGCAAACCACCACGACTGAGAACAAACCAGTCGTGCTAGGCAAGAAGCCAAGTCTTGAAGATTACGACTATGACGCAGACAAGTTTGAGGAAGCATTGACCACTTGGTTCGAGCGCAAGCGAACAGCCGATGACGTCAACGCCAGGCAAGAAGCTGAAGTTATGAATCAGCAAAAGGCTTGGCAATCCAAGCTGGATGGCTACGGCAAGGCGAAAGCTGAGTTGCGAGTCAAAGATTTTGAAGATGCCGAGGCCGTGGCCCAGGAACTCTTCAACATCACCCAGCAAGGTGTAATGCTTCAAGGGGCTGATAATCCAGCCCTAGTAATTTACGCACTTGGAAAGAATCCCAAGAAGGCAAAAGAGCTGGCCGAAATCAAAGACCCCGTAAAGTTTGCCTTTGCGGTAGCAAAACTGGAGAAAGACTTGAAAGTTACCAACCGCAAGGCAGCACCACCACCCGAGCGCATCGTGTCAGGAACTGGCCGATCTTCTGGGGCAGTGGACTCAACCCTCGAACGGCTGCGAGAAGAAGCAGCTCGTACTGGCAACATGACGAAAGTCATTCAGTACAAGCAGCAGAAACGAACAGTATCAAAGTAATTTTTTAATTAGGAGCTCATCATGAGTAATTCATTCTCAAAAGAAGAACGCGTTGCGTTCGAAGACATCCTTGAAGGTTTCCAAGACCTGCTGGTTCTGTCGCGTCACGTTTCGGTTTACAACACAAACCAGACCGAAATGGCCCGTACAAACGACACCATTTGGCGCCCAATGCCTTACATTGCACAGTCGCAAAACAGCACGCCTGGCACCCCTGTGACGTATCAGAACATGACGCAGTTGTCGGTTCCTTCCACCATTGGTTTTAGCCAAACGGTGCCTTGGACCATGACTACCCTTGATCTGCGCGACGCACTGCAAGAAGGTCGTCTGGGCGACAGCGCCAAGCAAAAGCTGGCATCCGACATCAACGTGGCGATCATGAACACCGCAGCTGCCCAAGGCACTTTGGTTGTTCCAGTCTCTACTGCTGCCGGTGATTATGATGACGTCGCCCTGTGCGATACCATCATGAATGAGCAAGGCGTGCCTGACTACGATCGCTTCCTGGGTCTGTCCAGCCGCGACTACAACGGTCTGGCCGGCAACCTGTCTCAAGCCAGCCGTTCATTCGGTAACGCTAAGTCCGACAAAGCCTACGAGCGCAATTTCGTTGGCATGGTTGCAGGCTTCGACACCTACAAGTTTGATTACGCAAACCGCATTGCAGCAGCCGCTGGTGGTACAACTACCATCAACACCACACTGCCGCAAGCGCAATACGTTCCTCAAGCTACATCGACTTCGGTCGGCGGCCAGATCAACGTTGACAATCGCTACGAAACCGTCACCGTGTCCAACTCGGTCGGCGTAGTTGCTGGCGATGCGTTCACCATTGACGGCATTGAGGCGGTGCATCACATCACCAAAGAATCCACTGGCCAACTGAAAACATTCCGTGTTATCAGTGTCCCCGCTGGTGGAACTACTTTGGTAATCAGCCCTCCCA